ACCATTTCCGATTCGATAGTCGGGTCGCCAGTTTCAAGACGCGCCTGCTGCACGTCGCGCATGCGTCTGACAAGTGCCCAGCGGGCGCGTGGCTCCGTCGGCCCATTTACACTCCGCGCTTCGGGGTCGAAGAGGACTTCGTGGGCGAGCAAAATACGGCTGCTGATTTCGCCTTCGTAAATGACACGTGCGGGCGCATCCGGCGGGGCAACAATCCCCTCTTCGGCATATGGTAGCTCCAATAGTTGATCGTCACGAACGCGATACCCCTGCGCTTGCAGGCCGAGATACCGCTCGTCGGTAGGTGGGATTAAATCGAGGTCATCGCGCTCCGGCCCGGCGGTCTTATCAACAAAGACGTGGACAAAACTTACCCCATCAGTCTGCGCATGATACCACGCGTCTTGGAAGACGTTCCATGCGCGTAATACATAGTAGTAGTATTCGGAGACTGCCTGCTGCGCTTCCGCCGCCTCACGTCCCGCAACGCCACCACCAATCGGCTCGTGACGAAACCCAGGACGCTGCTCAGATAGTATGCCCAATCGGAAATCCAATGCAGGGCCAACGACATTAAGCACTGGGCGAAGATCATTAACATCAGACTGTGGTTCGCGCCACAAACGCCCATCGCGCGTGCTAATCCATTGGTGGCCGTGGCGGAAGTGGCGGTGGCGCGACCAATGGAGTCGCTTGTCCCGCATAATCGGCTCCTGCTTCTTCCGCTGCCCTTCAATCCAACGCCGCCAGTCCGGCCCATTTGTCGAAGTTAGCTCAGGAAATCCAATACCAAACTTCCGCTCCAACCGATCCTTTGGTGTATTTACAATCGCGGGCGGTTGATTAACATCCGGTGGTAGTTCAGTTGGCATTCATCGGTGGGTAACACATCAGGAGCGACCGGACCAATTTCTACCTCGGCGCTTTTCTGCTTCATACACACCGCGCCAATCCCGAAACGGGTCTAGCTCGGCGGGTTGTCTTCCCTCTCCAGTTGGCGTAGCACTGCGTCCCAATTCTGCAGTTCTGCGTACAAACCGCGTGCGCGTCTTTTTCTTGCTTCTCTCGCCCATTCATCACTTTCCTGGTCAGCATACTCCACGATGCTTTCGGGTAGTGGATGAGGAGCGGGCTGAGAGGCTTCGGCAGCGGCACGTGCAGCGGCAACTTGAGGAGTGACAACGTTGATCGTCACCGTAATCGGGTGGCGTTCAAGGTTGTATAACACGAAGGCTACAAACAAGATAGCGACGGTTACCAAGATTGTCAAGAGGATCATATAGACCTCAAGTAAACTATTGCTGCTGCTAAAGTTATGGGATTGTCTTTGAATTGCCCCAGCCCCCGGTTGCAGCTACCACATAGGATTCCGCGAACCTTACCCGAAACATGGCAGTGATCTAGGTGCGTGTTGAATCCAATTGGTTTGATATCAACTTTACAAATGGCACAAAGTGAGTGTTGTTTGTTTAGTAGCTCATAGTATTGTTCCAGAGTCCAACCCAACCTACGCAGCCGCCAGCGATGTGTAGTCAGACGTTTTGCATTTTTAGAATACCGCATTACCAGCGTCCAAGGTCTGGAATATCTATGCCACGACGGGACTGTAATTCTGTTTTCATTTTATCATACACCATATCTCTATTAGAATCGTCCACTGGCTCGGGCTTCGGCACCGAGTTTATCCGGTCAAATATCGCCATTACTCCATAGCGGAGTGCGTCCGCAGCGTGATCTTCGCTCCGTCCACGAATATCATTTGGATTACCGCCCCGCGCGCCAATGCCTGTGTTACGCTGCAGTCGGGGCAGTGTTCGTACGAGGTTTGGTGCTCCATGAGGAGGACGCGCTCCCGGCCAAACTCGCAGCGCGGCTCGTTGCAGTAGGTTTTGTATCCGAGCCCACCCGGCCAAGCGATCCGTATTTCCCTTTTCAACCGGCACCCCTTTCAGCGCCATTTGCATCGAGATTGACTGGTTACTCGTCGCTTGGATATTGCCCATTTCCGGACTGCCGACCGAGAAGAGCGGAGGCCGAAGCCCCATCGTCCCTTCGATCCGCTTCACTTCCGCGACAATACTGTCAATAGTTGCTTCACGCATGTACAACTCGGCAACCACGTCTATGACGTTCCCGCGTGGGTAATGCGCCAGCCACAGCACACACGTCGGGTCGTCGATACCAAAATCGACGCTCCGCACAATATAATAATCCTTCACATCAAGCAGGTTGTCCGTTTCGGCGGTTACGAGCGGCGCTTTAAACATCGCGCCCGCCAGCTTCGTCCACTCCCCATGCAGATACGCAGCTACATCTTCCGCAGACATCTGCATAATCCCGGCGATGTACTGCTCGCGATTCGGCAGTGCCGGGTTGTCCCACACGCGCGAGGGGATAAACTGGCGGCTGACGGATACGCCCTTCCCATCAACATCAACCATCTCGGGGTAGACGAAGTACGGCGTGCGGTTTTCGATAAACCGCCGGTAGACCCAATCGTGCCCGATATCGCCGGGGTTTGTTGCCGAACGAATCATCGGCGGGAGGTCAGCGGCCTTCGTGCGGTTACGCAGCAACATGAAGAGATACATCTGCTCTTCGAAGCTAGTTAACTCATCGAAGCAAATCAGGTTGTACTCAAACGACTTAAACTTCATAATATCCTGGGGATGCTCCGCGTACCCCATTTGAATCATCGCGCCGTTGGGAAATTTCCACCGCGATTCCTTCTCGTGCCACGCCGCACCGGGGACGACTTCCGGGTAAAACTGAATCGTGCGGTCAATCATCTCCTGCAGGTCGGGGCGCGTGCGCCGCATGAGCAACGCGCGGTGCTTCGGGTGGTCAGCCCAGCGGAGCGGTAGTGCGAGGAGCGCGTCAGTCTTCCCGCCCCCCGCTGCTCCCCCGTACAGTATCTCCCGCGCTGTCGATGCTAGAAACGCTAGTTGAGGCCCCGGGTTTGGTTGCCATGCTATCCGTGCTTTCTTCATCTTCTTCCTCTATCTTCGCTTCCCAACCACAATTAGGGCAAATCGTCAATCCTTCGTTAGAGCCGAGTGTTGGTAGAATGACAATACCCGCCGCAGCGGTGCGCGACTCTTGACTGGCAGTCGGTCGTCCATAGCCGCGATCAAACACCGTTTTGATAAGTGCGGCTTGCGCCGCATTGATCTTCGTCTCGCCCTTCGCCGCCGCGACGAGCACGTCTTTCAAATTGTCGGCGAGCTTGCGAAAGTCTTCTGCCGATCGCGCCTTCGCCACGCGGATATTATCCAACTCTTTCTGCTTGGCATTGACCTTCAACTTCTGCGCTTCGTCCCAACAGTGTCGGCAGATGCCTTTCAGCGATGATTGGCCTGCGCGCTGCTTACACTGCTTACACTTACGCGCCATCCCGCGCCCACTCTTCGACAATTGCGGCGATTGCTGCGAGCGGCAGCGGCTTATTATCCTGCACCGCCTCCATCCGCTTCAGCGCATCCACCAACCGCTCCGCCATTTGCCTCCGCGCCTTCCGCGCGTCAAATGCCTGCTTCGTCAACTCGTTGAACGCAGACAGCGGCATCTTCACCTCCGCACCTTCGACGACGGGATAAGAGGGCGCGGGAGCAAGAGGGAGATTCAGCAGCGGCGGATAATATGGAGTTTGCGTATGCTGCTGCAACTGCCACGGTCCCGGCGGTACGGCTGTCCCTACTGCTGTGCTGCCGAACAAATTCCCAAACGGATTCGCCATTACTCCTCCTCAAACACATCTTCCACTTCGGCGCCTAGATAATCGCTTGCGGCTCGCTCCTCCGCAATCTCATACGCCTCTTCTAACGAATCGGCGTCTACGCGAAATTCGTGATATTCACGAATGCTTACTACTATCCGATACTTCATACCTCACCCTTAAGCGTCATCACATACTTCAGTCTACCTTCTTTGCATCGCACGCACGGCCACGTCGGCTGTGGTAACAGAGGCTGTTCTTCTGGACGAACCGCCGCTGTGTTAAAGCAGCGGTCACAGCGGTAGAGGAATATCACCGGGTCACCTCGGCGATCAAATGTTTGCTCTTGTTGTACAACGCCTCTAATCCCGCACAATCTGACTCGCATCTACGTCGTAGTGTCGGCAGGTGTCGCGTAGGATTCGCAGCAACCTGCGCCCACACGCTCGGCGAAAGCGTCATCTTCTGCTGCTTCGCATTCAACCATTCGAGGAGGTGGGCTTGGCTGCGGCGGGCGGTAATCAGCGAGTACTTCAACTGGTAGTACATGTCGATATGGTGGCGCTTCTCCAACTTCTTCAGTCCGTTGACCAGTAAGCGCGACTGTATCATCGGAATGTCAAACCCCTTCCCGTAATACGTCACCCAGCAGGTGAACGAGTGCAGCATGTCGCGCACATCCGCGAGTATTGCACGGTCGCCCCCGATACGGTCAACGACGAAGCTAGTCGGGCGCTTCCCCCACGGCTTAATTGACACGCACAGAATCGAATTATAATCGCCCTTCGTCCCTGTCGATTCCAAATCGACGAATGCGAGGGCATTCGCGCGCTCGGCAAGCGGCAGAAAGTCTTCAGCCTTAATTTGCATGTCATGGTCCGGTATACACTTCAAACCCGAACGCATCCGTGCGGTCGGTTACGCGCAGTGGCTCAAGCGGCGGGAATCGTCCATGCCGCTTCAACTCAATTCGATCCGTTCTGCAGCGCCACACATACTGCGCAGTGTCCACAATCGCAGCCGTGTCCGTCGTCCCCCGGAACCACGTCGCAATCCTCTCCAGGTCCGAATCCAAATCGTTCAGCTTCGGCGTGTGGTGCAAGAATATGACTGTCAACCCCGCATTGTTCGACCACTGACGCAAATCGTTGTAGAAGTCTGCCATCGTCTGCGAGTTGTTCTCGTCCGCTCCATGCAGGCGGCGGAGTGGGTCCATCACCAGGCAGTCGTACCCACCGCGCGCCAACTTTTCGCTTAGCCACGCCCTTTGGGACGATCTTTCCAAATGCATTGCGGCTGCTTGCATAAGGTCGATCTTCGGGAGGGAGTGCGGCGACCCGCCCTGCTGCTCGGCGTAGCACTTCAACCGTTGATTGATAGTGTCGTAGGTCTCCTCGCCCGCTAAGTAGAGCACGTGCGGTGTGTGGAAAACACGCAATCCAAGCACGGTCGGCTGCGCTAACCCGACAAGCAGCCAATTCATCAGGCGTGATTTCCCGCTCTTCTCGTAGCCCGCCATCCCATTGATCTTCCCGCGCTGCCACAATCCCTCGATCAACCACGGGGTCGCCTCTGCCTCTCTCGTCGGGTCATAACTCATTATTGGATAGAGTGTATCAAGTCGATTACTCGTCATCCTGTGTACCGGGGAAGTCAACTTGAAGTCGGTGGGCGGCGAGTTTCGCCAGCCGCGTTGGGGTGAGCTTCCCCGCGCCCCAGCAAGTTAGGCACCGCCCATTCTTCCCCGTCTCTTTCAACTTGAGGCAGGTCTCACACGAACACGTCCCGCTGCCCGCGCAACTCGGGCACGGCAGTTCTACTTCCCCACTGCAATCGCGCAGTTGCATGCGTTCCACAAAACCTCCATCTATCTGTACGCGTCCCCAGCCGACTTCGGTGAGGCAGAAGCGGACGGACGGCGCAATGCTCTCTTTGCCTCGCCGACTTTCACGCACAAACTGAAGCATTGCTTCCCGATGGTGCAGCGCCAGTTGTAACACGTCAATCCCCGCTGCACTCATACCAATTCGCTCCCGTCTTCATACTGCAGGGGAAATGCATGTCGAAGACATCGCGTGTCAGCGTGCGCTCCGCAAGTGCAACCGCTTCCTCCCGCCTGTCGAGTGGCGCTTGCATCAGCAGCGCATCATGGACATGGATAAGCGGGCGAAGCAGTGTCCCCCACTGCTTGCTCTCATAATACAACGAATTTAACCCCAGCGCAAGTACATACGCGCCAAGGTGTTGTGGTAGGAAGCTCCACACCTGCTTGGCAATCTCATACTTCATCTGCTTCGTCTTTGTATCTAGTATGTAATCCGTCCACGTCCGCTCCCGCCCAGTGAAGGGGCAGCGCAGCCGTCGTGTCCGCTCAACTTCCAGCAAAACAGCAGACTGCCACCGCTTCACGCCCGGCAGAATCTTAAACAACGTGTCGAGAATGACGGTCGCCTGCTGCTCATTAACCGTGCTCCCCTCACCCTTACGGAATGCCTCCGCTGTCAACTCCTTCGCAAGCTGCGCAGGCCGCGCTCCGTAGAAGCCTGCATAGCTTACCCGCTTCGACTGCGCGCGGCTGATACGCACGCCCCGCTCCAACATGCGCATGACGATCCACAAGTGGTAGTCGGGCTTACCGATTTGCAACCGCGCTTCCACTTCCGAATCGAAAATAATTGGTTCGGTTAGTGCCTTCTTTAGATTTTCGTCACCCGAATACAAAGCAACCGCACGCGCCTCAATCTGCTGCATGTCGGGGTACAAGAAGAAGTGGCCGTCGTCAGGTATCACAAAGCGGCGGGCAAGTTTCGGCAAATTCATCGGATTCGTCCCCGCCTCCAACAACCCACTCTTTCCCGCAACGCGCCCGCTCGCAGTGCCCCACGGGTCAAACACGCAATGCAACCGCCCATCCTGTCCAGCGGCCAGTCGCTCCACCGTCTCTGTTTCCGCTGTCAACTTGCTGAAATCGACGAGCTTCCCAATAAGCGGGT